CGCCACTGCCAACAGCCTGATTGATAATTTCGGCAATCATCGCAGGAGCAATAGTACAGAGCATTGTTTGATATACATAATGCAGGTATCTTCTAGGGTCATTAGCACCATATTGTTTAGTAACAAGGCGTAACTGCAACTCATTTAATCTGTACATAGTATAGAAGTATGAGCCAAACATTGAAAATGCTTTTGCCCAAGGGTTTGATTTAGCAATCTTAGCTGTATCAGAAATATCAAAAGAGCCTAAAGTTGTACGCACCACCATATCGGCAAAGCGTATAGCTTTCTGATCGTCAATAGGTTGTCCTCTATTCTTTTGATCTCTTAATGCTTGCTCTTTGGCAGCACACCACACTACAGTATCAAGTCTATCTTGTAGATACTTCTGTGCAAAATAAGCGTTACGCTCCTGAAAGTTTGCTACAGCTTTTGCTGCTGCTTTTACCTTCTCTACATTGTCATCAAACATTCTATAATCAGCTGCAAGATCTTGCATAACAATCTCTTGACTGTTATGTTTTTGTGCCATACGTAAACGCATAAAAGGAGATTGAGCCATTACATCGTCACGCAATTCGGCAAAGCCCCATACAGTATGTCCGACCCACTGCATCAGAATGTTAGGATTAACTTTTGTACATACAGTTGGTAAGTTAGATACCTGCTGTAACACGTTGTTAATATTGCCAACCATTAAAGTGCCAGCCGTTGATCTAACAATTCTATTCAAGAAGTTTCCTGTTGAATTAAGGAATTTGTTAGTAGAAGGCGTACTTGTTTTCATAGTTGCAACTGAAATCAGCCAAGGGTTAATAACCTGATCTCTCAAATTAGGAAATTTACGGTCAAGCATATTAGCTATTTCAGTATGGTTAAAGAATTTATCTGCCTCTGAAATTGCAGGTAGAATATTGATATATCTAACTACATCTTTTGTCTTTCCGATTAAGCCTACAGGGTCTAAGCATAGAGGATAAGTTACCTTTGAGCGCTCCTGTAATGCACTAGGTTCTTTAAGGCCAGCGATAGCCATTGTCTTATTGATGTTTTCAGCCAAAGCCACTCTGTCATTAAACTGTGAATCTGTTAATTCATCGTTCTTAACTAAAGGCATATAGCCAAAAGTAAATGACTTGTCTTTGCCTTTAAAAGAGAATGTGTCCTTACGTTCTTCAATTCTCTTAAAGCCATAGCCTCTTGTTTCTTTGGCAGCCGCTTGTAATTGTGGTTCTAATGACTTGTTAATAGCGTGCATTTCTTCCACAACTCTGAAAATATCTTCCGTTAGATCTCCGTTATCAATACATTGCTGAATGAAGTTATGAAACTCTTTCTTTTTGGTATTCAAAATCTGCTCATAAGTTGGCTCTTTAACTCCATATTCCTGACGTGCCATTTGGCTGTAATACTCTGTATCTAAATAGCCGTCAACCAGCTTGTCATAGTTGGTGCCCATATTCATAAGCAAACCCATAAGCTCTAAGGTTGTCTTATTCTTAAACTCTCCTAAACCAAAGGCCCACTTTCTAACCTGTCCGTCTTTACCTCTAATACGTAATTCAGAATATACAGGTTTCTTTTTAATGCTTCCATTCGGCAAACTATTAAATGCTTTTGATAAACGATTGCCTAGATCATTTAACTGTAACTGATAGTTAGTATTACCGTCACGCACTCTCTGATATATCTGGTGGAATACGCCGTCAGTATCAGGCACTATAACTGTCTTACCATTAGCAAGTGTAACCTGTACAGTACCATCTAAGATTTGCATACGAGTTTCAGGAGTATCATTAAGAGACATATAATCTTTAACAATCTCAAGTGTCTTATGCCATATAGATTTATTGCTCTTACTGCCTTGATAATCACCCTCAATAGCTGTCAGATTTCTGTCTTTTTCTTTAGATAAAACCTGTAAACCCTGCTGTACTTTCTGATTTAAAGATACAGTTTTGCCGTTAAGGTGCATTACCATTTGTGAACGTGCAACATACTTTAGATCTTCCATTAAATCTAACAGCTCTGACAAATCACCTAAAGTCATTTGGCTGAAATGGTTGTTAAACTTAGTGTTAGTCTGTAAGGTTTGATTGATGTTACCTTGTCCTTCTAATCCAGCCTTTGCTACTCGCTCAATGGAATCAAGCAATGGTTGTGCTAAAGGATAAGTATTTCTTAAATCATCAAAATTGATGTTAGAAATTTCAATCTGATTGTATTTGCCAATGCCCACTCTTCCTAAAACAAGTCGCATTACATCTACAATATCAGTGTCGTATCTGTCTTTCAGTCGCTTATCAGATGTGCTTACAAATTTCTTTAGCTTATCAATGTGTTTAGTGATACGCATCTTTTGGCTTTCAATAAATTCAGCCTTATGGGTTTGATACATCTCATCACGAGTAGAGGATATAGCACCTTGTATCAAGCCTTCATCTTCAAGCTGTCCTCTAGCAATAGCCTGTTGAGTATGCTTGTTTGCAAGACGTGCATTACCATAATACTTTTGTGAGTTAGCTTCTGAATATACAGTAGATAACGCATCAAGTTCAGCAGCCTTTTCTATCTTCTCATTGATTGAATCTACATAAGCCTTAGTGGCTTTGCTGCCTTTAGTCATCTCCTGCAACTTAGCCATAAATGCTTTAGCTAATTGATTGTGGAGCTTTGCAAGTTTAACTTTAAGTGCACTGCGATCTTCTAACTTTAAACGCTGTACTCTTGCTTGCATTTGTTGTTTAGCTTGTAAGGTTGCGTACTCTTCTGTAGTAGGAGCGTTGATTAGAAAATCTTTTGCCCACTCAATATCAGGTCTATTGCCTCTTGGAAATACACTTTCAATTTGTGCTTTCTCTGTATCTGATAACTGACTGAATCTGTATAGGGCTTGACCAGCTATTTCATCAAAAGAGAATTGAGCTGTATCTGCCTTAACTCTTTTTGATACAACAAAGCCCTTGTCTTTTAAACGCTTAATATCTTGTTGACTAAGACTATTATCGGCTAAGATTTGTGTCCTGTTTATGTCAGTTAAGTTAGGGCCTATGCCTGCTAAGAAGTTAATAAACTTAATGTGTTGTAACTTATTCTTTGTGTACTTTTCTTTAAGCTCTCGTTCTAACTGTGTGTAATCCTCAAGTAAAGCCTTAGCCTTAGCAATTCTCTTAGCACCAACAGTTTGATTTATTTCAGGAGTTGAATTTTCAATCGCATTGATTAAGAAATTCTGTATATCTTCTGCGTGCTGTAACTTGAGAATTAAATCATTAACATACAGAGCATTGATAGCTTCTGTTTGTCCAGCTTGTAATGACTCAATCAGTGTATGCAGTTCATCTTTAAGTGCCTGCTTAGTGACATCATCAAAGGTATCAGAGGAATCAATGGTATGTAGAATTTCATCATAAGGATATTCAATGTTGAGAATGTTATCTGTTAATTCGCTCTCAAACATTGAGCTTACGGCATCTTCAAAGAATGTATTTCCGTTTGTGTTAAGGTCAAATCCGTACAGATTCTTAAAGCCTTTATTTATAAAAACACCTTTACTTTCTCCTGTAACCTGACGGCTTTCATTGTAAGCATTGCCATTAAATAGAGATGAATTTTTTAAACTTGATAAGAAAGATTTGAATGTAGCAAACATCTTGTAAGCATTAGGGTTTAATTCCTTCTTACCTGTGGTTCTATTGTACTGATAGCTTTGACCACCGTTGATTAAATACTGAATAAAGCCGTGAGCAAAAGCCTCTTGTACTTTCTCATAAGCCTTTGGATCATTCTTAATAGATGAGATTGATTCACCATAAGGCACGGCTAATTCATCAATAACAAGTTCTGCATTGATACTTGTATCAGCTTCTCTTAATAAAGTATCAAAAAAGAAATGGGTGCTTTCGTGAAAGATACTTGCAAAGTCAGATTGATCTTTCAGATAAATGGCACGGTTGATGTAGTCATAAGCACCATAATTCTTATTGTCCTGTAATGACTTAGGAGCTTTAGTTGCATCACCGTCAAACTTATGAATAGTTACCTGATGTTGTTTATACAATTCTGTAATGCTCTTTCCTGTTGCCTTAGATAAAGCCTGATAGAAAGCTGAATACATCTTAGCAATGGTTTGACTTGCCTTTGTATAATCATCACCCTTGAATTTCTTAGAGTTTAAGTTTGCATTGATTAGCTGATTGTAGATGTCAGTTTCAATGACTTCTCTTTCTTGACGTGCTAATGCCTTTGCCTGCTCCTGCTGATGATACAGTTGTCTGATACGGTCAATCTCTTGATCGCCTAAGTATTCTCTAACCCATTCAGGATATAATGCACCCTCTCTATCTGTAGCAATACTTGCAAGCATTACTCTTTGATCTTGTGAGAGCTTGGAAAAGTTACCTGAACTTAATCTGATTGCGTCACCGTTCTGTGCTCTGTCATAAGCTGACTTAAACTCTGGGCCGAGATCGTCTATTGTCATATTGTTGTCTTGCAATAGCTTATCAACTCTAGCTTTGTTGATGTACACTCTTTGCTGCAATACAGTATCAATGGTATCAGGAGTTAATGTTGGATCATCAGCCACAGTTTCAATACCTAATTCCATATCCAGGAATTTTTCTAATTGAGCGTTAGCCTTATGAGCGTTAATGAGAGAGCCTGCTAATTTAGGAGAGTGCATACCTAAAGAAAGAATACCCATAGGCCCTAAGCTATCTTTAATTGTCTGATATGCTGTGTCCCAATCGTTGGCTAATCTTTCTTTTAATGGAGTGCCTGCTAAACTTTCTGCTACGTCTTGTGCTAAAGCGTCTTGCAAACCTTCTGTTACAACCTGCTTGCCATAATCTACAGCACCAGCACCTAACACGGCAGCAGCAACACGCTTGTACTTCATAGGCTGTAATTCATTACCTACAATGTCACGTACTTTCTTTCCAGCCACTGCTTGAGTTTCCATTGCTTCTATGTCGGCAGCTGCTTTCTCAATACCTTGTGTAACTCTGTTTTTCCATAAGGCTTTAATAGGAGATGTTAATAACTTTCCTGCTCCAGCAAGAGCAATAGTTAAAGCGTCATCAAATATGTCTAATGCTGTGCCTGCTAAGTTACGCCAAAAACCCTCTTCTAAAATTTGTTCACGTGAATACTTTTTATAGTTGTCAGGATCTTTCTCGTAAACGGCAAGCATTGATTGAGCCTGCTGTTGCTGAAATGTATCTTGTCCTAAAGCAATTGCAGAGAAAGTACCAAAGCCAAGTGCCAGGTTTCTTGTAAGTGCAGTAACACCAATGCCTGCTATAGCACCAGCAGTTGCTTGTACAGGGTTATCTACAATAGGCTGTACCATTCCTGATACAATGCCACCAACTTTAAACCAAGATTCAGAATCATCTTGACCCTTGAACATTGAATCAACCATTTGCATTTTCTGCTTGTACTCTTCATAGCTTATCTTTCCGTCTTGTAAAGCTAGGTTAAGAGGGCGAGCATATTTGTACTGCTGATAACCACGTGTTAATGACCAAGTACCCTCTGTCATATTCTTTGCGATAGCCAGCTTCTCATAAGTTTGTGGAGAAATAGAGCTTGCAAAAGCACAGTCAGTAAGTAAATCTTCTTTAATCAATCCGTACTTATCAAATACCTTAAACCAATTCTGCTCTGCCTTTTGAGAGTACATTAACTCTATCTGTTCTTTGGTTAGCCAAGGAGCTTTTTCACCATAAAACTTTGCAAACTCCTGAATGTCATCTTTAATGTCTTTGGTTCCGAGATTATATTGCACGGCACCTAAGATAGAGTTTGCTAAAGCCTTTCTGTTAATCAGCTCTTTATTGTGTTGACGCTCCTGTTCAGTTGCATCATCTGACAATTCTGGAATGACTAAAGATAAATCGGCAAAGTAGTTATGTTGATTTTGAGTAACGCTATCAATGTATTCTCTGCCAATGTCTAAACCAACATTGCGAGACAAATTGTTTTTAGCTATTTGGTCAAACAGCATTTTATTTGCGATAGCCTGTGCCTGCTTATCAGTCATTATGCTTGTCTGCATTACGTTGTCATTAGATTGAATTTGATCAGACATTATTTATCCTCGTTATTCTTAAAAGACATCTTAAAAGATGTGATAGGCCTTCTGCTAAATCTTCTATCAGTAACAGATGATGCATTAAAATCTACAACCTTTCTTACAAAAGAAGCGTCAAATTTATTGTCATAGAAATCTTTTAACGAATTAACATCGCTCTTAAATCTTCTATCTGTAGGCACTTTATCATTTTCAAATTGCATAAATACCTGTTCTAAAGTTTTCTTAGAAGGTACTTTCTTTTCCTTATCAAAATATTTTATAGCTAATAAACGAATGTCAGCTTTAACTTCATCTTCATACTCTTCGCCTTTTATTGAATCCTCAATGTCTGAATATACATCTTTAACTGTTGTCTTTAACTCATCATAAAAAGCTACAAGGTCTTGATACCTCTTTGTATAAGATAACTGTGTGAAGGTTATAGCATTGCTTTGTGTAGGCATTGTTAGATCAGCCCTTGCATTTCCTGTATATCCTTTACTGCTATTGTCTTTAGGTAACACAGGGACAAAGCTATCAAAAAATTCATTAGTTAAATCTTTAGCCAAAGCAAACATTATCATTTGATCTTCATCTAGCTTTGTTATGTCTGTTTTGGTAATTCCAACCTTTGATAACACCTCTTTAAAAATTAAATTGTATTGTGAGTTTTCATCAAGGTTCTTTCCTTGCAATACTTTTTGTTCAGCTTTTGTTGCCATATCCTTTAATACAGCTAATTCATCAGCAGGGATAACACCGTACATCGTTTCAAATTGAGCAATGCTGGCAGGGTCTTTAAAGTATGTATATATTTGTTTTTCAGTAAGCCACTTATGCAGATCATTATTCTTATAGTTAATTCTATCTTTACTCTTTAGGTCAATGAACTTTCTGAAAGCAGCATTTGCTTTATTATAATCATTGTCAAAAGCCGTAAGCACTCTTCCTCTATCTTCATAAGATAAAGTAGATAAAGGATCTTCTCTTTCTTCAATGCTTAATTTCTTTCCTGACTGTAACTCTCTTTGATTGATTCTTTTTACGGCTAGATCAAGTGCCATTGCCTGCCCACTTCTAAAGCTATCAACAAGGTTGTTATGATCTATAACTAATGCTTCAGCGTCAGCTCTTAATTCATCACGCTTATTTGCAAGTTTAAGTCTATCTTCTTGAGTAAGATTATCAATCTCAACAACAGCTTCAACTTCCTGACCATTTTCATTCTTTACTTTCTTTACAGTCGCAAAGCCATTAGCCACAGCCCAGTTAGCCAACTCTCTATTAGCGTATGAATCAATAAATACTGTTGCTTCTTCTGCGTTGTACTTTTGACCTGCACCTGCACTTGAACTCTTGGACACATCGGCTCTCTGACCTGCACTGCGTTTTATCATTTCGTGTTCGGCATATCGTTTAGCCTTTTTAGCAACTTCGGCTTTTGCTTTCTGATAAGCTACCTGCGTCATTCTGTCTTTGTTTTGATCAAGTACCCTGTTAGCAACACTGTATTGATCCAGGTCTGTGAAGTAATCAACGCTGTGTAACATTGTCTGATCAAACAGCTGACGTTTCTTTAGATCGTAAACAGGATTAACAGAGCCGTCTTCTAATTGAGGTCTGATTCCTGCGTATTCGCACATTTCATCATAAGCCTTGTCAAAGTCAGCGAGGTAATACTGATAACGTGGTGAATTAAGATTAGCCTCTAACTCTACAAGTGAATTAGATAGACCTGCCTGCAACTGATCTTCGTGTATCTTATCAGTCTGATTAATCTTATAATCTAAAGCGTTAAGTTTATTTCTGCCTTGGATCTCTTCAATGTACTGCACCCATTCAGCCTGTCTATGAGGGTGTGCACTCCATACATTCTCGTATTCTTTTCGTCTAAGCTCACGTTGTTTAAGATAATCCTCCCAGCCGTCAATGGCATCTTGACCTTTCAGCTGTGAGTAAGCCTTTAAATCCTCTCTGTCACGTTCTCTAAATTCATTAAGGCTCTTAGCAAAAAGGACATCTTGTTCATCTTTATATTTCTTTGTGTAGTAATCATCAATAATTTCAACGATTGATCCTGCATTTTTTATTAAAGTGTTATCAGGCTTTACCTTAAAGGGTATGTTAGCATTGCTCTGATAATGCTTTGCCATAACCTGTGGAACGCCATTATTTAAGTTGCGTGAATTAGATGTGCTCTCACGTAACTGTAGATTTTCAGTTGGTAATAAAATTTGAGTTGCCATTAAATACCCCTTGCTGATGACACAATACTTGCTGCCTTAGATACGCTACTGCCGTAAGAAAATTTTGATGCTCCTGCCTGAATAGAGCTAGCCATACTACTGCCACTAGATCCAGCCATTGAACCTAATGCTCCACCAAGATATGAAGCTCCCATTGACACACCAAAAGCAACAACTGAATTTAATAAAGGCTTGATTGACTTAGCCATAATATTGCTTGCTTCTGCATCTCCTTCAGCGACTACTGCCTGTGCTAGATAGTTTGCCTGTTGCATTTGTATGTCATACTTTTGAGATTGAATATTCATCACATTGTATTGAGCTTCAGTCACTTTAGCCTTAGCCATACGAGCATTACTCCAAGTGTTCTGTTGTATGATACTTTGGTTAATGCTTGCTCCTAACAGGTTACTCTTATCAACTTCCTGCTTGCTTGCACTGTCCATACGTACACCTGAATGAGATGACTGTGCTCTTTGATTAGCTATGATTTGTGCATCTTGCAAGCCCTGCTCCATAGCTTGATACTCACCTTCAAGATAAGTGTTAAACACATCAAGCTGTGCAAGTCGCACGTCATATTCAGCTAATCTTGCTGCTGCATCATTAACGCCAAAAGCATAATTAAGGACATTAGCATTAAGCCTTGCTGTCTTTGCCTGTGCCTCATAGCTTGAACTCTCTGCCTCTAACTGTCTGCGTTGTGATGATGAATTGTAAAACTCTGCTACACCCTTGATACTTGCCTTTGCTAACTTTGTCCAAATGTTATAGTCAGGAATTGAATTTGCAGCTTGCGATAAATTTTGTGCACCCTGCCTGGAATTATTATAAATCGTTGTATCAGCCATTATTTGCCACCCTCATAAGATAAGTTGATAATTATTGCTTGCAGTTCTACAGGGGTTGGATCTGTATGTCTAACTCTAAACATTGTCTGTTCATTCCAATCGCCCTCAATTATTACACGGACTAAATAACTGTCCTCATAAGTGTACTCTGCGTAATCATCAATACGCTTGCATAGATACTCATTCTTACCGTTAGGATAGTTAGATGAATACAGATTATCGTTGTAAGACACACGCAAGTATAAGTCAGAAATATTTTTTGTTCTGCCTTGTAACTGACTGTCAACATTACCTGCGTCAACAACCAAAGGAACGGAAATAAAATCACAAATAATAGGTAAGCCTACACAGATATTTTTTGCACTTGTTGGTATGTTGTTAAGTCGCAGTCGTACTAAGCCTTGACTTACAATCTGATCATCTAATCTTTCTCCGTCTGCCCATACAGATACAGTTTGTCCGTTAAGATGATCTAATCCTGATACATAAGATTGAGCCGTTGAAAATACGCCATCAAGATATGAATCCATACATCTGTAATAAGGCTTTGAAGATACGACAAAATCTGATGAACGCTCAATGGTGCGAACGCCGTTACGATTTACAACAACGTAAATATGATCTTCCATACCCTCGTTAATTACGCACACATCTTCAAATCTTCCGCCTTGTGTAGTATGTCTATGCCAAGCGATCTGTGACTGCTCTGGTAGGAATGAACAGCCTAACAGTTTGCCGTCACTAGAAACACACCAGATAATCTGATTAGGCGCTTTCTGCAATGACATAGAAACAATGCTCTTGTTGTCAAAAAGATGAGGAGCACGCACGGAAATATCTGTAGAGCTGTAACCCTGCTGCTGGTAATCATACCCTAAAGCTCTAACATGGCCACCTCTTTGACTTGCATAAGCAATAGTGTTATTAACAATCAAAGGCTGAACGTTATTGCAACCGCAGAATGACTGTGCTCTAACGGCAATAGACATAGGAGTTAAGGCATCAGAATTTTGAGTGAAAACACGTAGCTCGCTTGAACCTGTCATTAGAAGTAAAGAATCAAGAGCAACGATATGTCTAATTCTGTCTGCATCATTAGCCACAGCCACAATCTCAATACGATCATCTGCAAGTACAGGTTGGTGATAAGTCATTAAATCTTGATAACCTGCATTTGTAAACCAAACTTTTAAAGGGTTATTGTAGCTTCCTGCAAACACACGTCTTTGATCGTACTGTGCAACGCTTGAAGGATAATCAGGGTTAGCACCTTTGGAGTAGTTAGCGCTCATAGCACCACCACTTCCAACAGTTGAATTAACAGTTATATTTACGCTTGAATACCCACTACCCATTGAGTTAATTACAATGTAATTTAGCTTACCTTCATAACAGACAACAGTCGCAGAAGCACCTGAACCATTACCACTAAAAGACAATGGAATTTCAACAGTTGAATTAGCCTGTTCAAACAACGCTCTAAAGAAGTTGATAAATACACCATTAGCATATAGATCATGGAATTTATCTACATTCTTGTAACGCATAACTGTAGCAAATTCGGAGAAATCATAATCAAAGCTAATCTCTCCACCGTCTTTATTGATTGTGAATTTAAGTAAAGCACCTGCAATACCTAAACTTGAATTAGTAAGAGTTATATCTTTACGTGCTGAAATGTAGGCAATACGTCTGTAGTAAGTTACTCCGTCACGCTCGTATGACTTAGTTGCAAATTCTAAATCTATTGAGCTTTTAAAAGGGTTGTTATATATCTCGCCATTAGTTGAATTGATAACATCTAGCTTAACACTAGGGCTCCAACTCTCTAAATGGTAGTCATTAGGGTCTGTATATTCAATGCTCATTAACGGTGGAATACACGATAGACTAACGACACGAGGCAAATAATAAACAGAATTATATAAGCCATACCAATAACCACTGCCTGCATTAGAAATAGAAATTGAGCTAATACGACCGTCATTAACACGTTCAAAAATTTCTTTAGTCTTAGGTGGAGTTGCCGTAGTATCTGGATTATTGCCTTCATCATCAATGTATGTCCCTTGAGTTTCACCCACAAAGCCAAAGATTCCTGCAACCTCTCTGTACAGTCGGTAATATTCTGCATTAGCAACACCACTCCAAGATACACGGATCTTTGCACCTGTGATGTAATAGTTGCCTGTACCTGCACAAATAATACTTGCCACGCTTTCCTGTCCGTCAGAGTTTACGGCAGTCACGCAGTATTTAACAGTCAGCTTGTCTTTAACTTTCTGTTCTGCATCAGTCATAACACTAGCGTAAATAGGTTGAGTGCTAATGCTTGTTGGTGGATTGATAGCAGGAGTAACCCTTACTCTTTCAAAACGCCAATCAAGAGTGTTATATCTTCTAAGCTCGTAAGGTGGATAATCAGGATTTGTTAAAGTCAGAATGTCAGCGTTTTGTGAGTAATCAATATTTTTTAAATCATCAGCAGAAAACGGAGTTTCAACTTGATATATACCATTGCCCTGTATTAAATAAGCGCCGTCAACAATGATGTTAAGAGTGTAATTACCAAACTCTAAAATGTAAGTTTGATCGCTAGAATATCTAAAAGGGATTAAACGAACAGGATAATTAGAATTGACGGCAGTACCCACGTATCTAAAGCCTGTTCTTGTTCTAAGAGCGCCTTGTGGGAGTACAACATAATTCTGAATTTTAGTTGCACCCATTTTATACTGTTCAAGATCTGAACGAGCAAACAGAGAAGCTGTAACTTCTCCACTACCAAAGCCTTTTTGTAACACATACTTAGTCACGGTTAAAACCCCCCTCTTGCTCTTACAAAAGAAGGTACAGCCTTATCAGTAATGCTACTTGCACCTTGACTTGAATCTTGTCCTGCTGCCAAATCTAACAGCTGAAAACCAAACTGCATTAAAGATTGACCTACTTGTATGCCTGTAGTTCCGTGTATTAAAGCAGGTGCAATTCTAGCAGCAAGTAAATACTCTACGGCCTCTGTAAAGCCTGCACTAAATAAGCTTTCATCAGTAACCTTAGCTTGATAGTGCACGACAAAAGGAGCTGGGACATTAGTACAGATTACAGTTTGACCTTCTGTCTGTCTAAAATTAAAATCAAGAGTTCTGTTATGTATGCTATCCTCTCCACCTAACTGCTCTAAAGGTGCAAGATATAAAATCTTTAAACAATCAGAAGGAATAGAATAACTGTATCTCCACGGTAATGAGATATGATCTACTTGCATTTCTTTTGTGATCACTTCATCTTTACGTGAAAAAGAGAAATTATATTTAACAAGTGCTCTCTCAATGGTTGAATCATAAAGCGACTTGCAAAGATCACACTCACGGCTTTTCTCATCTAAATCTTTAATATGAATACCTTGACCTGCAAGATCTAAGGCATTGTTGCAAATTTCTAGCTTACTAATCATTTTTATTTACCCATAAAAAAAAGAGCACAAAAAAAAAAGAAATTACC